TCCCGCCCTCGAACTCCTTGGTATCCATGGTGTTGCGTGAATCCCGCGAACGGTTGGCCGCCACGCGCTCCCGTAGCACGGGCGTGGCCTTGATCGTCTTGCCGATCCGCGCGGACACCCGCTTGGCCAGACCGAGGCTTGGCAACAGCGCCAGGATGTTCGACGGCGCCATGTGCATCAGCCCGCCGATCCAGTTCAGGCCGATCTGGGTTTTCATCAGCTGCGACGCGACCATGGTGATCACGCGCTTGCAGGGGTGAGCCGGCGACAGACAACGCATGGGCTCGCGGGCATACGGCGTACGCGAGGTGCGGTACTGGCCCGGCTCAGCGGCGCCGGTGTCACGCGGGATTCGCATGTACTCATCGGCCCACTGATCGATCCAGACGTCCGGGTCGGGCCGTAGCCCACGGAAATACGCCTCGCGGTACACCTCTGCACCGTCAGGAATTTCCGTGGGCATGGGCTTAACTCGTGGTCAGTGCGTGTTCAAGGTCCGCTGAAGACATGCGTTCGGCGTCTTCCAGGGAGCGACGGATCGCCGCCGTGAGGTGCTTTTCGATTTCCCATGGGTCAGTCATGGAGGCCAGTTCGGGCGCCAGTTGCGGAGGCATGCCCAGCAATTGATCGCGCAGCATACGGCCGGCGTTGTAGGCGCCGGTCTGCACCGCCGACATCGCGACCAGCGAGCCTTTGGCCTTGTGCAATTCGATCTCGGCGAGCTGGGCCAGGTTGTGCTCGCGCAGTGCGCGGGCCTTCTGGAAGTCGGGCAACTGCCCCGCTGGGGTGATCGCAGGCGGCGGCGCAGCCATTGAAGTCGGTTCTACTTGACTGGATAACTGGCTGTACACGTCACGCTGAAGCCGGTCTTGGTGGTGGCGGTCGGCAACGGCGGTCTTGCTGGGGTCAGCGGTGTCGCGAATCAACGCTTCGCTGGCCGTGACATCGACCTGTTTACCATCGGCGGTCAGCACCAGGCGGTTGTTGTTTTTCAACCAGGTGATGTAGCTGGGCGCCCTGCCAATCCGAGCCGCGAAGGCGCTCTTTGACAGGTACATTGGTTCTGTCATCAAGCCCTCCCTTTTCAACGGCTTTTCAATGGAAGCCTTTCAATTTCAATGGATTGAATTTCAGTAAGCTGGCAACCCTGCCGCTAACACTTTCCCGCGGGTTTCCGACCCCGTACCCCTCGGATAACCCCAGGGTCCCCGGCGATTTTCGGCGCCCCGAAATGGCGCGTCACCCCTGTTCACCGCCTGCAGGCGGCACTTCGCAGACGCCCAGCCGCTTGGCGGCCCAACGTTCGTACAAGCCGATGGCAACATCGGCACCGGCCATCGCAGTCAGACAGCCCAAGCTTCCGGCCGTCCAGATCGTCATGCCCGCACCGATCATCAGCATCATCGCCGACACGCCGCAGACAATGCAGGCACCGGACCGCAGTGCCAGCCGCCGCAACAATGCCCAGCCCCGCGCCCCATCCTTATCGGCCCGCCACATCTCCCCCGAGACGCCGCCGACCAGGGCCAGGACGATCACTAACCAGATCGGCATCTCTGCCAGCGCTTGCTGCTCGTTTGTCATCGCCCTACCCCATAAACGCAAAAACCCGGCGCAGTGGCCGGGTTTGGTGTGTGATGCCTGCCGCTCTCTGCGGTCGCACCTATCGAAGATGACTACTTTTTACAGGTGGATTTTACTGGCAGCAACCCCACTTTAATGCCACCCGGTGAATAAGTGGGTAACGCAGGGTGAACGCCTAGCGAATGTCGGTGAATACACCACTTCGGCTATCTGTTGCTGTTGTGTTGTCCCATCTGTCCCACCTTTCAGAATCGAAGTGGGTCGCCTGAGAGCGCCTGAATTCGGGGCTTCGCCCCACTGTCCTACTTTTTTATCTTCTTTCTCGTGTAAAGGAAGAAATTGAATAACACGCGTGCGCGCCATGGGCGCGTGCTGGTGTCCGCTGCGCTCACATGGGCGGGACGCTCCAACAGGCGGGACGGTGGGACAGACCAACAACGACAAGGCCCGCGCTTGTCCCACCACGTTAAAACGCAGTGGGACAAGGCGGGCCAGTGGGACAATAATTGCCGGAGTCGTGCCTGGGGTCACGCAGCGTTCCCCATCAGCATGCCCTCGATGTTCACATGGGCCTCATGCAAACGCAGATAGTAAGTGCGCACACTGCAGGCGCAATGCAGCAGTTTCTGCCGCATAAAGCTTTCGTGGTTGCAGTAATGCTCCCGCACCACCTGTGCCAGGCGAGGCTCCAAGTGTTTGTTCACAATCAGCTCGATATCCGCCGACTCATCCAGCAGCACCCGACTGCCGCGAGTCCCACGAATCAGCTCCCCTTTGCATTCCATCAACATGGCGATCATGTTGCCACCGCCCAATTCCGAACCGCCCTCATGTTGACTGTGCAGGTCCTCAGCCCAGAGCTTGAGCATCTCGTCGATTCGCTTAATCAAAGCAAGGCTCCTCGAACGCTTCTCGCTGCAACGCCGAGGCCCCGCCCCAACCTGCTGGTTTCTTGTAGGCCCATGGACGCTGCCCACTCTTCGCCAACGCTGGCATGCGGGTACGCCGCCAGCCGAGCCGATGCATAATCGCCCCCACCCGCATCTGTTCGGGCTTGCCCCAATGCCCGAAGTCGAGCTTCAGTGCGCTGGTCAGCACCTCGCTGCCAGTGGTGGTTTCACCGATCTGCGATTCCTCCAACCAGGTCAGGATTGGCCCTTCCCACTCATCCACCACAAAACGCTCGTCCTGTGCTTCGGCGAACATCGGGGCTTCGTCAGGCGTCACCCACCAAATGTCACCCACCGCATAACAGAACATCGCCTCAGCCCAGAGCTGGTCGCGGATCTCGCGTAGTTTCTCCAGATCAACCTTGGTACAGGCGACCGGCCAATAACGCCGGTTGCCAGTGGCGTCCTTGAGGTACTCGTCCTGGTTGGTCGTGCCGACGAACACACACTGGCGTGGCACATCGTTCGTTCTGCGGCCGTAGCTCTCGCGGTAGGTATCGGTAGACGCCGAGAAGAACTGCTTGGCCTTGGTGCTCTCAGCCTTGTTAAAGCTGTCCAGCTCGCCCAACTCGACAATCCACTTGCCACGAATCGCCTGAAACCCATCCTTGTCGCCCAGGGCAAAAGGCGTGTCCATAAACCACTCGCCGCCGAGGATGCTCATTGCTGTCGATTTACCAGCGCCTTGTGCGCCTTCAAGGATCATCACCGAGTCAGCCTTGCAGCCGGGCCTCATCACCCGCCCCACCGCCGACAGCATCCAGCGCTTGCCGACCTTAGCCGAGTAGTCGCAGGCCTGAACGCCCATAACATCAGTCAGCCAACTTTCCAACCGAGGCACCCGGTCCCATTCAAGTTTGTTCAGGTACTCCCGCACCGGATGAAACGCATGGTCATGGGCAACGACGCTCACCGCCTCGATCACTTGGGTCGACTTCACCCGCAGGTTGTATTGCTGCGCGAGCCACTTCATCACACGGACGTCGTCGATGTCAGCCCAGTCCCCAGTGCCGCCGCCATAAGGCGCAGACCGTAGCTTGACGATCTTGGAACTGAAGGCGCTGTAGCTAATGACCCCGGCCCAGCGTTCGTCGTTTCCGAGGATCAGTTCGACGTTCTGCATGTGCGCGATCAGCGCACCGTTTTCAGTACGGGCTAATTGATCCTTCCAACCACCCGCTGCCGGAGGTTTGAGCACTGCCAGTACCTGACGACGGACCGCTTCCAGCCCCTCGGCGACATGCAGGTCATTGAAGTCGGTCCACTTGTCTTCCCGCTCACCAGAGAAGATCGGCGCAACAACCTGACCGCCAACGATCAATGCGGCGTTGTTCGCCTTTTCTTCACCGGGGTTCCAGGGCTCGCCATTGGGGCGTTTGGTCTTCCAGTCATCATCGCGGCAGACGATCAATGGGCAACCCGGAAAGCGCTCGCGCATGGCCTTGCAGACCACCAGCAAGTTGCCCGCGTCGAATGCGATGGCCACGGTCAGCGAGGTCGCCATGTGTAGGCTTGCGCCGGTGGCGTAGCCCTCACATACCAGCACCGGCTCGCCCGGTTCAGGGTGAGGTCCGACCAGGTGAAAGGCGCCCTCTTTCGACATGCCGTAGGGCCAGTAGGATTTGTCCCGACCGGTGTCTTCCTGCTTGGTAGGAAACACCACTTGCAGGCCGACGATCTGGTCCCGCACGTTGCACATAGGCACCAAAAACGCGCCCGTGCGCGGCGCGTAACGAACACCAAAACCGACGATTTGCTTGCGAGCCAGATAATCGCTGCGGCCCTTCTCGGGCATGCGCTTGAACAAACCCGCCGCCCGGTTTGCCGCTCGACGTGCTGCGTTGGCCGCGATCTCGGCGGCGCGGCGCTTGGCGTCTTCCTGCCGAGCGCGCATGACCTCACGCTCTTCGGGGGACATTCGACCGGCCTTGACCTTGATCTTCTGCGACTCGCCCGAACGCCAGTCACCGAAACTGCCGAAGATTAGAGTTTCGTTTTTCTCGGTCCGATGTTCATGGACGACGTACCAACCGTTTTTTTCCTTGCCCTTGTCCTGCGAAGTCTTGCACCGGGTCAGCTTGCCGAAAGTCAGCGGCTGCTCAGGCTCAAGGCCATAGTCTGCGAATTGCCCCAATACCTCATCGAGCATGCCGGGCCTCTCGCGATTCTTCGATGGATTGGCAGCTCACGCACTGCGTGCAACCCGCTTGAGCCAACCGGCGAGACTCCGGAATCGGATCATCACAACTCTCGCAGAACAGAAACGAATGCACCGCCAAAGCGGGCTTGGCGGCGTTACGACGGGCAGCCAGGGCTTGATCAAGACGCTCCTGGACCAGGTCATTGGCAAAGTCGACGATATCAACCACGGTCGATACCTCGCGTTGTCTGATTGACATAGGTGGCACGGTTGAACATCCCCAACAGCCCCTGAATACCGCGAAACACCTGCAGGCGGATCGCGGCCAGTTCGTGGTCACTGACCACGCCGTCGCCGATGCTCTTGGCCCATATATCAGCCAAGTCAGCTACTTGCCGAAAATACTCCGCAATGCCGGTGGTCAAGGTCTCGGGCATGTCATTGGTGTACGCCTCGGCCAATTCCTGCCAGGTCGTATCCCCCACCAACGCGTGTACCGCATCCAGAATGCGGCGGTCCTTGGTCAGCTCCAAGATCTCGCCAAACTCCTGAATATTGACCGTGTGGCTGGGATGCGTTGGAGACAGCTTGTGTTGCAGCGTGGTGGCGTTTCTGCCGGTGGTGGCGGCAATTGCAGCGGCGCCGCCGGGATAGTCCCGAGCAGCATGATAAAGCGCTAGATCGAGCGGCAGGATTTCCCGCTGCGCCCGTTCTATGGAACTCAGAGCGATTCGGCTCATGGCATTAATCCTTGTAAGTTGCCAGTGCCGCGCGACATGCAGTGGTGATACATTTGCCGCGTGGCTTGAAAGGGCCCAAACGCCGGCTAGATCCTCAAGATCAATACCGGCACCGTGCCGAGGCGAACGATCCGTCGTTCACCTCTGGCGCAACAGCTGCCCATCTGTGGTGGAAAAGGCAGCAACACCAAGGTATCCGTGCCTTGGAAAGCGCGGTAAAGAGAGGTGGTTAGCATGTGGTGTGCCCGCCTACCTTTATCGCGACCCGACAGCGCTGTGGTGGTGCGTGCCGGGAGGAACTGGGCGACCTTCGGGTCGCCTTTTTTCTAGCTATGCTATGCAGTTGCTTTGTGCGGTGCCGACTCATTAAGCAACCAGGTGGACTCAAACGAATTGCCTTTTTGCTTCGCGGCTGTCGCCAAAAGCACCGCGTACTTGGTTTCACCTGTGTAGTCGGTTCGCGGCAGGCTGGCCGCTTGACGCCATTTGTTAAGCGCCTGATAGCTCCTATCGCAAACCCTAGCGGCGGCCCCGATGCCGCCTACCGCTTCAAAAGCGAACGCAATTGCATTTGGAAAATCTGCGGGGTCCAACATGGCAACCTCCATTTATCAACTCGGAGTTGATATTAAACATCAACTGACTATTGCGCAAGCTCCATGGCACTCTCAACCCATGGTTGATAAAAATGCACTACGCGCTGCTTTCAGTTCGCGCTTACACGAAGCCCTTGACGATGCTGGCATACGAAGCCGGGGTCGTGGCGTGGACATTCATCGTCAATTGAAAAGCTTAGGCGTCGACAAGACTACTCAAGCTGTCAGCAAGTGGCTGAATGGCGAAGCGGTAGCAGAAGCGGACAGCATGGTTGCGCTGTGCACATGGCTGAAGGTTCGCCGGGAGTGGCTTGAGTACGGAGTACTGCCGAAAGAACAGACGGGAAAAAGCAACGTGCGCCAACTGGTCGTCGGCGATGAGACCAACGTCAGCGAAATCAATCAACGCTTTGGCAAAGTCCCATTGATTTCTTGGGTTCAAGCAGGAGCTTGGTGCGAAGCGGTATCAAATTTTGAGTCCTATGATGCCGATTCTTGGCTATCCTGTCCTGTTCCGATTAGCAAACATGGGTATGCACTGAAAGTTCTTGGCGACTCAATGACGAACCCTGGGCCAGGCCGAAGCTACCCTACTGGCTGCATCATTTTTGTTGATCCAGAGGCTGAAACTAAAACTGGTGATCGAGTAATCGCAAGAGTTCCACGCACCAACGAAGCTACCTTTAAGATTCTGGTGGAAGATGCGGGGCGTCAGTTTTTGAGACCGATCAATCCGCAATATCCAATCATTGATATTACGGAAGAGACACACATTTGCGGAAAGGTAGTTGGCTCATTTATCCCAGAGTAGGACTTATAAGCAATTAAATTCCAAAA